TGGGTCATATTCCCTTCTATAATTCACCAATGCGGCAATAAGTGGCCCACATTGTTGTTCATTTATTCGCACACGGCTCATGAACACACGCCCAGCATCTATTCCGTCCTGTAATGATATATTTGGTGCTATATCAAAATCGATGCCAAGATTTCTGGCCATTTCTATCCGTTCAATGCCAGTGGTGTAGTCACGTACTTCAATATCGTGTGGTGCGAAATGCCTGTGATAAATGTATGGCATTTCTTTTACATCCTTTATCCATGATGCCATAGAACGGCCAGAGCCTGAAAGACAATCAATTATCCGGCAATATTCCCCGTCTGGTTGAGCTATTAATATGGCATTATCGTCCCTTATCCCAATGTCCCATATTGATATCGCTTGCTCATCAACTATCCACGGAAAATCTCCAATTCTATCTTGTGACCGCATGCGTACCAATTCATTAGTATAATACGCTCCCATTTGCCCGGTATCAAATGAACAATAATATTCTTGTTGTATCATTTCTTCCGGCATTCCTGATGCACGTTCCTCTTCTATTGCTTCTTTTGATATTACAGGGACACCAGGTGAACGTTCTGTACTATTAATGGTCAATAATTGTGTAAACCAACGTGGGTTTACTTTTGCTAACTCGTATGTTGTATGCCCATGATTTTTCCCGCGCGGGGTATAAATAAATAATGCAAACCCACTATTTTCCGTGAGTATAGGTCTTATGAAATCCCACGAACGAGGGTCTGATACAGCCCACTCTGAAAATATAACGCCTAGCGGGTTTGCCCCAATTAATGAGTCAAAATTATCTGAGCCCACTATTTGATATACTGATCCATTTTTAAATTTTATCGACATTTCCGTATTGTTAACGTTATCTCTCATTTCTTCTGGAAATGCTTGATCCAGTAACCTAACGCCATTTGAGTCTATTCGGTCCCACACAACTTTTCTTCCTTGATTTAGTGTCGGCAAAAGATGCCAATATGTCCCTATCCGCATTTGGCTTGCCATTGCAATAAGATTTGCTGATGTTGAATCTTTCCCCGCTCTGCGGTGCCATACTAATGCCCCACGTTTTTCTGTTGGCCATTGTGGATCAAGTAAGTCACCAAACATATACCTGAACAATGGCATCTGATACGACCGAGCAGCCCAATGATAGGGCAATGTTATGTCTACCATTTGTCCGCCTTCGATGCGTTCTCAGTTTCAGAAATTATTTGCAAGTTTGCCAGGCAGTGAAGACCGCACACGATTTTCGATCTTAGCGGAATTATGTGGTCCACTACATATTTTGTTGAATTGTTAAATGAATTTCGTTCTGCCTGTTCATACATTTTATCTATGGCGTCTAATTCGTTTCGCGAAACCCATGGTGGTGTAGCTTTCTCTTTCTGTATTCTCCAGCCGCTTCCTCCGCGTTTACCCTGTGGCCGATTTTTTCTTCTTATTTTATTGCACTCTATGCAATATGTAGACAATCCTTTAGAAGCGTCTTTATAAAACGCCATTGGGTCAGTCTGTCCACAATCAGGGCATCTACTCATTTTCTATTTCAATAACAGGCCGCTCAAGTCCACCGAAATTGAGGGTTATGTTAACTTTACCTTTTGCCATGTCTCCTTCAGCATATGGCTTTTTTAGTCCACTTATTACTGAAAGTTCTGTCAATGCTCTTACATACTCTGACGCATGGAATTTTTTCGCTTCAAACTCTGAACCACTTTTTGTCACCAATGGAACAGAAACTTCTCCTTTCAACATTGGTAGTATATTGATCCAGTGGTAGACAACAAAATCCTTCCCTATTAACGCTAATTTTTCCCTTGCTTCCGATAATTCGTTAATATATGCCATTACCCCAGGATCACGAAGAGCAAGTATTGCCTCATTATACGGCAAACCAACATCGGCACCAGCGGCGCGTACATTATAATCGAGCATGTAACGTGTAGCAAATGCTCTTTGTTGATCCGATAACATATTGCCGGCAGATTCTATTGCCGTGCATTGTTCGTCAAATTTTACAAGATCATTGGCCATTGATATCTTTTATTGTGGTTTGACTGTAAAAGTTAACAGCCGCTCTATGGTCCCAGGATGCGTTAAAAGACTTACGTCGTATATTATGGCGCGCATGAGCAACTTCGCGTCTAAATAAGCTGCCCTCACCGATAAATTCCATGCGTCCTGCCGATCGGAACCAGTAAAAGACATAGGGGGCAACGGAGTATTAGCTCGTGCTTCGTTCAACAACAAGGATATGACCGATATAGGTTCCATTCTTTATATCCGTCGTATACCGTTAAGCGTCGCGTTCCATAGTTGGCTCAGTCTCGGTGCCGCTGAGCTTGGCGATATACAATCCACTTAAATCGGCCGCTGTTGGTCCCAGGTGTGAAGAGACTAGGGGAATCATGTTCGTGTAGCTCACCTATGAATTATAGCACGCCCGAGGGTCGGTGTCAAGTATGGACAAAATGTAAAAACATGGATAAAACACAAGAAAATGTAAAGAACAGGGATGGCCGACAAAATATGGAAAACATCAAATATAATAAAAAAGAGGAAGGTCCTTCCTCTGGTTGGGAGCACTCGGCGGCTTCGCGGGGTGGGGGGTCGCCCGCGTGCGTCAGCAAACGCTCACCAACGCACGGCCACCCGGCGCACCGGCTCCGCAGCCGCTCAAAAGCGCGCCGCCGAGGCCAGCCCGGCCCAGCGCGATACCGCTCGTCGGCTCGCGCTTGCGTGCCGGCCCCGGTTGTGATATCCTTGTTGTGCGGCGGGCAGCAGGGCACAGCGCTCCGCTCCCGTCGCCGACCCGAGCGGGGCCACAACACAGAGGCAACGCAGAGGTGGCGGCGAAGGGGCCGGCCGACGACAGGCCCCAGAACGAAGACAGAGGAACGAAAGATGAGAAAGCAGAGCAAAAAGACGGTTGCAGCGGTAGCCAACGAGGCTGTGGTCGAGGCAGTGGTCGAAGCAGTGGTTGCAGCTGTGGCTGATGCGCCGACCCTGACGATCGGAAAGCAGATGAGCAAGACGCTGCGGCGATATGCGAAGGGATACGAAGACGGGGCACGCTGTGGCGATGACCTCTCGCACAGGCTTCAGGCGATGGCTCCGGATCGGGTTGTTGAGCTTGCGGCTCGGCTCCTGGGACAGCCGGAGCTTGTCGAGCGATACGCGGGCCTCAACAACGGCCAAAAGCGAATGAACGCAGGCAACCGGATCCGTGCGGCCCTGAAGCGTGGCGAGCTTCAGCTCGAGCAAGTGGTCTGAGACACAGGCAGGGGAGCCCAGGAATGGGTCCTGGGCTCCAACAACAAAGGAAGCAAACATGAACGAAATCAAGACGATTGAACAGCTCGAGAAAATCGTTGGCAAAGGTAAAGGTTTGCTGTTCTTAGCGAACGTGGAAGCAAAAGCAATGGCGTGGAATACTGAAAGAGATATGGTCGACTTGTTGCTCGACGGAATCTTGCCGATAAGCGAGAGGTGGGAAGCAACTCTGCACGAAATGGCTGAGCCACAAACTGGCTGGCCCAATGATTTAGAAGGTTGGCCTACAGAAGAAGATGTTCGTGATGAAATGAAAGCTTTAGGCTGGGATTCTGAAGACTGAGGTTTGTTTCTTTCTCGACATGCAAGAGACGTGCCAGCCCTTGGAGGTTTGTTTCTTTCTTCGACATGCAAGAGACGTGCCAGCTAATGACCCATTGAGGATTTTATGTACAAACTTAAAGCAAAATTGAAAGCCGGTACTATTTTTATCACAAATAGTCGTAAAACTACAGATTTGGTTCGCATTGCGACAAATCTGAAAGCCGTTTCATGGGTTATCGAGCACGGAGGCTCAATCATTCTCGACATGCAAGAGACGTGCCAGCCAAGGTAGGCTTTCCTAGTTTCTCGACATGCAAGAGACGTGCCAGCTAAGATAGGTTTCCGGAGGGCCAAAATGGGCAAAATGTTGACCCCGCGCGGGAGCCACGGGGAGCCCGCGCGGGGCGGCTCACAATGGGGGTCGCTATATTAGTACCGGGTCGGCTTCCCGGGCGCCTCGCCCGGGCTCCCCGGCGCCCGGGCGAGGCGCGGCGAGCCGGGCGCCGGGCCGGGCGCCGGGCCGCGCGGCTCACCGGGCGACGAGCCGAACAAAATGCTTAAGTTTGAAGGCAAAAATGTTTACAGGCCGGGGGCACTCGAAAATAAGCGAAAAATCCAGGCAAAAGATGAAGGTAACATTCAACAGCATTCGCCTCCGCCTCCGAGCCCGGTTTTAGTCGCGCGGGCGACGAGCACCTCACCTACCTGGTGACCCCAGAGCCTCCAAGCCTCCGTATTTTTTTTT